GAACTGGACATGCTGGCGCGTAACTGCACCGCCCGGCGCCCGGGCCGGGAACCGTACGAATTGGCCGAGTACATAGCCATGCTGATCCGTCAGGATGATGCGCGGCTTAGTGGCCACATCAAATCGATCAGCAAACGTCTGTGTAGAAAATGCGGTGAGTCGCTGCCGATAACCTCCTGCCCGTGTGCTGGTGATTCGCAATGCTGGGTAACGCGAGGGTGGCACGAAACTAAACTGTCAGCATAGCGAACAACCATACCAGATAAAACAGAACCGTCAGAAATGGCGGTTTTCTTTTGAATTCAATCGGATATTTTGAGGGTTATTGTTGATTTTTAACGATTCGTGCTCTTAAAAATTTGCGCTCACTGTCAGTTGGTAGTATATATACTGTAATTTTATACAGTATTGTTGTTGAGGGAGAGGTAGTGGTTGATAAGAAAGACGCAGGAGACCTTCTCCCCGACGATGGTGATGTACTGATAACGTGTGAAAATGGGAAGATTAAGAAGACGAGAATCGTCCATTCCGATGAGCACATAGCGACACTTAACGCGTTGTTTGAATTAGCTAAATTGACGGGTTATACCATTATCAAACCAGACGGCAATATGCTATAATTACCCCGTTGGCCTGAACACCCAACACCATGTAATTCTGAACAATTGCTGCGCTAAAGGGGAACCCAATGGCGCAGTATTCTTTTGTAAAAGCACCCGGCGGTGTATTAATTCCGGCAACGCCTGACGCCCGCGAATTCTTGGAAAAAAAAGTTCGCATGGGCGGTATTTTGTATGCAGATTTTAAGCAGGCAAGAAACCCGGCGTTCCACCGCAAATTTTTTGCCCTCCTGAATCTGGGATTTGATTACTGGCAACCTTCCGGCGGTGCAATATCGCCAGCCGATAAAAAACTGGTTCGTGGTTACGTGCAGCTGGTGGCCCACTATGCCGGGCATGCCGACACATTGCAGGAACTGGCGGATCAGTATCTCCGCGATGAAGCAGAAAAACGCGCCGGGAATATCAGCGCGGTTAAATCGTTTGAAGCGTTCCGTTCCTGGGTAACTATCGAAGCCGGTTTTTATACCGAATACCAGATGCCTGATGGCACCACCCGCAAGGAACCCAAATCCATATCGTTCGCAAAAATGGACGATGTAGAATTCTCCCAGCTGTATAAATCCGTATTAGACGTCCTCTGGAATTTTATTTTATTCCGCACCTTCCCCAATCAGCAGGCAGCAGAAAACGCAGCCTCGCAATTATTCAGCTATGCCGCCTGAGAAATATCGCCATGACCAAAGACGATAAGCGCTGGCTGGAAGACGTTGCATCACTGGGTTGCGTCGTATGCAGAAATCTTGGCTACGGCGCTACACCTGCAGAGGTTCACCATATCCGCAAAGGGCAGGGCATAGCCCAGCGCGCCGACCACAAAGAAACTCTCCCGCTTTGCCCTCCACACCACAGAACCGGCGGACACGGCGTAGCTATCCACGCAGGGCAAAAAACATGGGAAGAAAACTACGGAACGGAGACTGAATTGCTCGAACAGGTCACTAACGAGGTAAAGGAATTACGCTTATGCAGAATTTAATTCCGTCTCTAAGAGCAGCAGATAACGCTAAAAAATGCGGTTGGCCAACGCGTCCGGAAAGCATGAAATTCTGTTCAGGCTCCTTTTCCATTCTGGCGGGCGGCGATTTTGCCCTTCTCTATGCTCGCGCACGCGCGCGTTTAGGGGGCTGATTTATGCCGCTGGTCGCCACCTTCCGTACAGACTGGTTCAGAGTCATTACCGACCTGACCCGAAAAAATCTCACCACTCAGCAAATCGCCGATGAACTTGGCGTTTCAAAATCCGCCGTCCTCGGCTGGAAATCTGGATCAGAGCCTCGCCATGGTCACGGTGAAGCGCTGATTGCTCTCTGGTGTCTGGCTACCAGCTCAGACCGTAAAAAACTCCCCACTGTGCTTTACCGGCAGTGGTGGACGTTCCGCCGCCCTGTTTTTGGTCGGGAAACTGACCAGAAGGGCAACACACAATGAGGACTCACTAATTCAGGAGTGAAAAAAATGGCTCGACCGAAAAAAATCGTTGAGACGCCGGGGCAGGAAAAAGCGGCGCTGGAAGAAAAAACGCTCGTTACTGAGGGGCAGTTAATTATTGCTGAACAGAACGGCGCGCAGCAGCAGGGAAACGGGCAGCGGCGAAGAGACCGTGCAGAAAAAGGTTTCAACACTGCTTGATGGTACTCAGTTGGCAGAACGTAACGCCATTCTCGCCACGCTGAACGCGCAGGGTGCTGCCATCGTTGCCCGCTTCGAAGAGTACGCCTTCACCGACATTGTCGGCCACCCGCTGACCAACTGCCTCGATTTCCTCGATCTGGTACGCAAAGCCACTGATTTAAGCACTGGCGGCACAGCGGAGCAGGTGACAAACGAGGAAGGCAAAAAGCAACCCGTACGCAGCGCGCCGGTATTAACCGAACACGGCTGGCACGTTCCGGGCTAAGGAGAGTTTTATGTGTGGTAGCGCACCCAAAGTTGTTCAGTCAGACCCGCAGGACGAAGCCGATGCAGCAGCTGACGCAGCGGCCAAAGCTGCGAACGCTGACGCAGCAGCGCGCAAAAAGCGCAAACAGGGATCATCCCTGCTGGCCAGCGGCGCAGAAGGCGCGACGGATACAGGTTCTTCCCTGCTGTCCACTGGCGCACAGGCCGCAAAAAATACGTTAGGGGCTTAATTCATGGATCAACTCGCCAGCCGGTTAATCAGGCGCGCTGACACGCTGAAAGCAAATCGCCAGGTGCATGAAAGCGTCTGGCGAGAGTGCTACGACTACACCTATCCGCTGCGCGGGGCCGGGTTTTCGTCTGAGGTGCTGGACGCACAAAGCGCGAAACATAAGGTTGCAAAGCTGCTGGACGGCACAGCCACCGACAGCGCCCGCATGCTGGCGTCCGCGCTTATGTCAGGGATGACCCCGGCGAATGCTCAATGGCTGAACCTCGACAGCGAATTACTGCCTGATGACGCTAAGGCGTGGTTGTCCACCTGTGCAACGCTGGTATGGGAAAATATCCACGCCGCTAACTTTGACGCGGAAGGGTACGAGGCCAATCTCGATGTGGTCTGTGCTGGCTGGTTCGCGCTGTACGTCGATGAGGACAAGGAAGAGGGCGGATTTACCTTTCAGCAGTGGCCGCTGGCGCAATGCTTTGTGACCTCCACCCGCCGGGACGGCATCGGTGACACGATTTATCGCTGCTATCAGCTCACCGCTGAACAGTCCGTGAAAGAATTTGGCGCGGACAAGGTAACCGAAAAAATCCGCGATGCTGCAAAAAACAAACCCGACGATAAATTTGATTTCCTGCACTGCATTTTCCCGCGCGATACCTACGCCGTAAATGCGAAGCTGGCGCGTAACATGCGCTTTGCGTCGTTCAACGTGGAAGTGAGCGGCAAGCGTATTGTGCGTGAATCCGGCTATCACGAATTCCCTGTATGTGTACCGCGCTGGATGAAAATCCCCGGCGGCTCCTACGGTATCGGCCCGGTATACGACGCGCTGCCGGACTGCAAAGAGCTGAACGAAACCAAACGCATGGAGAAGGCCGCGCAGGATCTGGCTATCTCCGGCATGTGGATTGCTGAGGATGACGGCGTACTCAACCCGCGTACGGTCAAAGTCGGCCCGCGCCGCATCATCGTAGCGAACAGCACCGAAAGCATGAAACCGTTGCTCACTGGCGCAGATTTCAACGTGGCGTTTACCGCTGAAGAACGCCTGCAGGCTTCCATTCGCAAAATCATGATGGCCGACCAGCTGCAACCGCAGGATGGCCCGTCGATGACCGCTACCGAAGTGCATGTGCGTGTCGCGCTGATCCGCCAGTTGCTCGGCCCGGTCTATGGCCGTTTCCAGGCTGAATACCTGCAACCGCTGGTGGAGCGCTGCTTCGGTATTGCGTTCCGCGCTGGCGTTTTCCCTCCTGCCCCCGAGAGTCTCCAGAGCGCCAACTTCAACGTGCGTTATATATCCCCTCTGGCCCGCGCGCAGAAGCTGGAAGATGTGACCGCCATCGAGCGCTACGGTCAGAACATCATGCAGCTGGCGCAGGCGTACCCGGATGTACTGGACAACATGGACAGCGACGAGGCGAGCAAGGTTGTTGGCGAGGCCCTGGGCGTTCCGGCAAAAGTTATGCGTTCCGCTGATGCGGTCGAGCAACTTCGACAGCAGCGCCAGCAGATGCAACAGCAGCAGGCGCAACAGCAGATGCTGATGCAGGCCGGGACGGAAGCAGCGGGCGCAGCAGGGCAGACAGCAGGCGCAATTATGGGACAACGACTGGCGGGCAACCAATGATCAAAAAAGACGTAACCCCTGAAGACTACCGGCGCATTTTCGAAGAAATGCCAGGCGGGCCGCAGGTGATGGAAGAACTAACGCGCCGCTTTGGCCGTGAGGCATATGTCAAAGGTGGTACCGAGGGCGACCGCGAAACCTGTTACCGGGCCGGACAGCGATCCGTGCTCGATTTCATTCTGATGCAAATCAACAAAGCAGACGGAGTAAACGACGATGTGGAAGTTTAAACATTTATTCATGAACACCGAAACAGGCGCAGACGCGCCAGCAGGTAACGCAGGAGGGGATGATGCTGGTAATGGCGATGGTACTCAAAATCCGGGCGGCGGTACTCCTGCTGGTACTTCGCTCCTCAGCACCGGCGCGGGCGAACAAGGCGCGGATGACTGGCTACCTGAAAAATACCGCGTTATGGGCGATGACGGAAAACTCAACGTTGAAGGCTCAGCCCGCAAACTGGCGGATGCTTACTCGCACCTTGAAAAGCGCATGGGCAGCGGGGACACGCCGCCGAAAACTGCTGATGAGTATGCGCCAAAGGTAGAGGTCGAGGGCTTTAAGTGGGACGAATTTAAAGCCGATCCGCGCATGCAATCCTTCATGAAATCGGCGCATGCCAAAGGCATCACTAACGATCAGATGGGTTTCATTCTGGGCGAATATGCACAGCTGGCCCCCGAACTGGTTAACGGTGCTGCGGCGCTGGATTCGGAAGCCGCCGCCACGCAGCTGCGCGAGACGTGGAAAACTGACGCCGAGTTTAATAAAAACATCCGTCTGGCTTTCCGGGCATTTAACTCTCTGGCGGATGACAGCGACAAAGGGCGTATGGATGAAATCGGCAATAACCCGATGGTGATCCGCATGCTGGCCAAAATCGGCGCGGAAATGCAGGAGGATGCGCCAGCGGGCGGCGATGTGAACCTTGAAGAGCAGCAATCCATCCGTGACCTGATGAAGTCTCCGGCCTACAGGGATCC